TATACAACCATTTAACTTTGGTAATGTAAGTCAAATTAGTTTTGCACAAGCTGATGCTTTACAAAGAATGGTACAGACAGCTACAGGTGCTATTGATTCCGCAGGTATAGCAGGATCAATTAACGGTGACTCCACTGCCGCAGGTATTTCAATGAGCTTAGGTGCTATCATTAAGCGTCATAAGCGTACTTTAATTAATTTCCAAGAATCCTTCCTAATACCTTTTGTAACTAAAGCCGCACATAGATACATGCAGTTTAATCCTGAAATGTACCCTGTTGCTGACTACAAGTTCCATACTTCCAGTTCACTAGGTATTATTGCCCGTGAATATGAAGTAACACAGCTTGTACAGTTGTTACAAACTATGTCTCCTGACACACCAATGTATCCACAGCTTATCATGTCTATTATTGATAATATGAACGTAGGTAATCGTGAGGAACTTATAGCGGCATTGCAGGAAGCTAATCAGCCTGATCCTGAAGCACAACAAGCACAACAAGCGGCTCAACAAGCTCAGTTGGCGTTCCAAGCTTCTCAGACAGCGGCGTTGGAAGGACAAGCCGTTGAATCACAAGCAAGAGCGCAAAAGCTTTCTACGGAAGCACAAGCTATTCCTCAGGAACTAGAGATTGACAGAATCAAAGCAGTAACGACAAACATACGGGAAGGTAGTGATGATGATCGTGAGTTTGAGCGTAGACTTAAAGTTTCTGAACAATTACTAAAAGAGAGGGAAGTAGCAATTAAAGAGAGGGCTAATTAATGGCTAAAGACCCAAGACTAGCTAGAGTAGGTGTTAGTGGTTATAACAAACCAAAGCGTACTCCTAATCACCCTACTAAAAGTCACGTAGTTGTAGCTAAGGAAGGAGACAAAGTAAAAACTATTCGCTATGGACAGCAAGGTGTTTCAGGTGCAGGTAAGAACCCTAAGACTGCATCGGAAAAAGCAAGACGTAAATCTTTTAAGGCTCGTCATGCTAAGAACATTGCTAAAGGCAAAATGTCTGCGGCATTCTGGGCAAATAAATCTAAATGGTAAATTAAGGAGACTACAATGCCATACGGTAAAGGTACATACGGTAGTAAAGTTGGAAGACCACCTGCAAAGAAAAAGAAGAAAGCAACTGCACCTAGAAAAGCAATTAGTGCTCCTATGTCCGACAAAAGAGCTAAGGAAGCTATAGCCGCTTTAAAGATGCAAAACAAAAAGAAAACCGCTAAGAAGAGAAAGTAACATGGCTGTTAAAAAATCTACAGTTAATAAAGCAGGTAACTATACTAAACCTACTATGCGTAAAAACTTGTTTAATAAAATTAAAGCAGGTACTAAAGGTGGTAAGTCAGGACAATGGTCTGCAAGAAAAGCTCAGATGCTAGCAAAGGAATATAAAGCTAACGGCGGAGGTTATAGAAACTAATGGCTCTTAAAAAGTCACAAAAAAGTTTAAAAAAGTGGACAAAGGAAGAATGGGGTACTAAGTCAGGTAAACCTAGTACCCAAGGTTCCAAAGCTACAGGTGAAAGATATTTACCTAAAAAAGCAAGACAAGCTTTATCCCCTAAAGAATATGCCGCTACATCAAGAAAGAAAAAAGCAGACACTGCTAAAGGTAAACAGTTTAGTAAACAACCTAAAAAAATAGCTAAAAAAACAGCAAGACATAGAAAATAGTTCTTGACATTTGCTTTTATATGTGCTATAATATATAGTATACTATGTACTTAGTATATTTTATTTTAAATTAATAAACTGTCCTTTAGGAGAAACAGTAATGGAAGATAAAGAACTCGAAAAATTCTATAGAGCTTTTGAGGAAATGTTTAGAACAGAAGGTTGGAAAAACTTAATGTCTGATCTTTCTCAAAATGCAATGCAGATTAATTCAATAGAAGCTTGTAAAGATGTGAAAGACCTTTCCTTTAGAAAAGGACAACTTTCAATGATAGCTAACCTATTGAATCTTGAGACGCAAATAGAAACAGCCAAGCAACAGGCTGAGGAAGAGCAAGAAGAACTAGAAAACGAAGATGAAATTATTGAAGAGTAATCTAAGTTGGCTATAATAATTGACTTCCGATGCGACAACGGACATACTACTGAAAAGTTTATAGATTCTAAAACTACTGAAATAGAATGTCCTCACTGTTCGTTAATGGCTAGTCGAATCATATCTCCCGTTCGCAGTCTTTTAGACCCCATTTCAGGTGACTTTGCAGGTGCTACCATGAAGTGGGCGAGAGACCGCGAAAGGAAGATTCAAAAAGAGCGTAAGGCTAACTCCTAACCGAACCCTTACATATAATACACCTCCATAATGAGATTACTCACGGAGTTTAATAATGGCAACACTAATAGATGAGCGTCAACCTTTAGACGATACAACTAAAACTGAAGACGTAACGGACATAACTAAACAAGAGCCTCCAGTAGAGCAACCTCTTGTAGATGAACAACCTACACAGGAACTTGAAGAACAGGAACTTCCTGATAAATACAAAGGTAAGAGCACAGCGGATATAGTGCGTATGCACCAAGAAGCTGAAAAACTCTTAGGTAAACAAAGTTCTGAAGTAGGTGAATTACGTAAAGTTGTTGATGACTATATACAGACACAACTCTCTAACACAGAAGCACCGCAACAAACTTCTGAAGACGAAGTAGACTTTTTCTCTGATCCTGACAAGGCAGTCGAAAGAGCTATTAGCAATCATCCTAAGATTAAGGAAGCAGAACAAGTATCTGCTCAGTATAAACAAACTGCGGCAATGAATGAACTTCAAACTAGACATCCTGATATGCAGGACATTTTGAAGGACAGTAAATTCGTAGAATGGATCAAAGGATCAAAGATTCGCACACAGCTTTTTGCACAGGCAGATCAGCAGTATGATTATGAGGCCGCAGATGAGCTTTTCACTAACTGGAAAGAACGTCAGCAAGTCGTAGGTCAAACTGCCGCTAATGAGAAACAACAACGCAAAGACACTATTAAGGCCGCATCCACAGGCAATGTTAGAGGAAGCGGAGAGCAGTCGGCAAAGAAAGTTTACAGGCGTTCAGACATTATTAAACTTATGAAGGACGATCCTGAACGATACATGTCATTATCCGATGAGATTATGCTAGCTTATCAAGAAGGGAGAGTCCGACACTAATTAATTTTATTTAAGGACTTGTATTATGGCTACATCAACTTATCCCGCCATGGGCGGAGCAGTAGACAACACTAGCGCGGCTACTTTTATTCCAGAGATTTGGAGTGACGAAGTAATTGCGGCTTATCAATCTAACCTAGTATTGGCTAACCTAGTCAAGAAAATGAGCATGACAGGCAAGAAAGGTGACACTATTCATGTCCCTAAGCCTACTCGTGGTTCTGCGTCTGCTAAAGCAGAAAATACTGCTGTAACTATTCAGAATGCTACTGAGAGCGAAATTCAGATTTCAATCAACAAGCACTTTGAATACTCTCGTCTAATTGAGGACATCACTGAAGCACAGGCTCTAGCTTCTCTACGTCAGTTCTACACTGGTGACGCAGGATACGCTCTAGCCAAGCAGGTTGACAATGACTTATTTAACCTAGGTAAGTCTTTAGGAAACGGTGATGGATCAGATTGGACTCACAGTACTGTTTATAACTTTGCAGGTAGTGCTGGTATCGAAGCTTACGCTGTAGATTCAGTAGCTTCTACTGATGTATTTAACGATGCAGGATTCCGTGCCGCTATTCAGGTATTGGACGATGCTGATGTTCCTATGGACAACCGATGCTTTGTTGTCCCTCCTTCCTTACGTAACGCTATTATGGGCGTTGATCGCTACATGTCTTCCGACTTTGTAGATGGACGAGGTGTACGTAACGGTCAGATTGGAAACCTATATGGTGTTGACGTATTTGTTTCTAGCAACTGCCCAATCATCGAAACCGCTTCTGCTAACTCAGCAGGTGGAGATGTTAAAGCCGCTATGCTACTTCACAAGGACGCTATGGTTCTTGCAGAACAGCAGGGTGTACGTTCTCAGACTCAGTACAAGCAAGAGTTCCTTGGTACTCTGTACACTGCTGACACTTTATACGGTACGCAGGTAATGCGTCCTGAAGCAGGTGTTGTATTGGCTGTAAACGGCTAAGTAAGAAAACTAGGGACTCCTCTTTTATAGGGGAGTCTCTTTTTATTTTATTCAACAGAGGCGCTTATGGCTATATTTAGAGGCACAGGTGGTTCGGGTACTTCCACTAGTCTAGGCCAATTAGACGAAATAACCCAACAAGCCCTCATTGCTACTACAAAAGCAAACGAAGCCTCCCAAAGTGCAACTTCAGCACTAACCGCTTTTGATAATTTTGATGACACATACCTAGGTTCTAAAACTAGTGCTCCCACAGCGGATAATGATGGCGATAGTTTAGCGTTAGGTAGTCTTTACTTTGACACTACTTTGGATGTGCTACGTGTATATACAGGAACAGGATGGTCAAGCGTAACATCAAGTGGTCAATTTTTACCTCTTACTGGCGGAACTTTAACTGGCGATCTAAGCTTAAGCAATAATTCGTTTAATAATTTTCAGATTGACGCAGGGAATTTTTAACAAATACTAGGGATTTAAGACAATGGCACAAACAATTCAAATTAAAAGAAGTACAGGCTCTAGCGCACCTTCATCACTTGCAAATGGTGAGTTAGCTTATCTTCATCATGGCAGTAATAAAAAACTTTACATAGGGGATCCTGGGGGCGCTAGCGGAGATATTAGCGTTATTGGTGGTAAAGACTTTACTGACAAGCTAGACCTCATTGGAGCGGCAAACGGAACCAATGCCGCAGACGCAAGCGTTGTAGCCTCTGCAAATAACTTAGGTGTTATCAGAATAGGCGCTGGACTTTCTATAGCCACTAATGGAGAAGTGTCTGCCGATGAAGTAACAGCTACTTCTGTTACAAACGCTGGCGCATTAATGGACTCTGAAGTTACTAATCTTGCTCAAGTAAAAGCGTTT